ATTGGATATTAGTCTTAAATCTTAGATTTATAGTCTATATCTCCAGAAAGTCCAACATCGGATGGTTTAACCGGTAAGAGTTTCGTATAAGTCATACGCAAGTATAACTTCATACGCATTCTTGAAACCTTTAAATCGTCTGTTATCTTACTACTAGGTTTAATAGTAGATAACGATAACGAAGAAAAGGCTGAGTAGATGGCTTTAAGCTGTCCACTTGGTCCAGGCCCAAATGAAGATTCATTAACGAATTTATGATACAAATATGTACCATAGTCCGGAAAATAAATCTCATTGTTCCATTGTCGAGCGTGTTTCCACATCATATAGAAATCTTTACAAACATTGTAATGACGTCTAAAATGAATACGGAAATCGTCCAACAGTAGGAACCAAATCACAGGTAATCTCAAAAAAGAGATATACCGACCAAAGGACTTCTGTGTTCTCACAGATTCATCCTGAATTACGGATAAAACCGAATTCAACCCTGAGAGAGGGTATTGGTTCATTAACGACTTAATCGCTAAGTTATCGAGTTGCTCCTGATATGAAAAGAGTAAATCTTTTAATATCACTTGCTGATTAGATAGTGTTCTTAGAACTACACATAATGGTAGATCTTTGAATATTATTGAAATAGCCGGATCAATCCGATTACTTACTGATGTCACTAATCCATAAACAAAAGCCAAGATTGGATAAGGCAGCTCTTTGAGCGGCTTGAAACTTTCAAGGTGACGTACCATACGTGGTCTATTGATCACAGTACAGTATGTCTTGAATATGGACTCCCACGATAAAGTAGAATCTAATTTAGATAAAGTCGCTACCATGGCAGGGAATAGGGTAGGTTTAATAAACCCTCCTATAATACCTCCAGGATTTAACGGTGTGATGTTAACATCTTTGTAATAAAAATGTTTAGCAAACTCGAAGAATCCTTGACTAATCACGGATTTTGACATGTTTATCGGAACGTCTAATGCCCTCATTACTTCTAAGTAACGAAGAGCAACATTCGCATCCCATATAACAACGTCATCTCCAATCACCGCATAGTCTTCGAACCAGTCATAATCCATCCTATATTCTCCACGTGCAGTTGAATAACTGTATTGGACAATAAAATGATGGGCTAGAGCTAGAAGAGCCCAAGACGAATACGCACCCATTGGTTGTCCAGTGTTATACATTACGTATGACTGATCACTTTTGGATAAACGTTTTACGTCGGATGATAATTTATATTTTCGACCTACCAGTAAGGAATTCCAATCCCTTCCTGCGGTCGTACTCTCAAATAGCATAGCTATTAGAGGAATATAAATCTCTTTAGGAACACGATCTGTTGCAGATGATAAGTCAAACGAATATACATAACTTCCATCAGGAAGAGATGCAACTGTTCGAGCTACGTCAGCCGCTTTAGAAGCATGGTCAAAAGTACCATCAGTTGATAACTGCCGTAAGATCTCAAAGATCTTATCATGCAAAGGACGAAGGATAACCTGAGTCCAGTAATCAACTTGAG